GCTCTACGGGGAGTACGGCCGCGTGCTGGACCAGAGCGCTCTGGAAGACAAGTTCAACGACTGGGCCAGCCGCAAGCTGTTCCTGCTTGCCGACGAAGTGGTGGCGCGCACCGAGGTCTATCACCTAAAGAACAAGCTCAAGGCGCTGATCACCGGCGACCGGATCCGCATCAACCCCAAGAACATCCAGGCCTACGAAGAGGACAACCACGCCAACATGGTGTTCCTCAGCAACGAGGCCATGCCGGTCGTGCTGGAAGAGGATGACCGGCGACATGCCGTCATCTGGACCCCGGTGAAACTGCCCGCCAGCTTCTACGGCGATGTCATGGCGGAGATTGCAGGAGGCGGCACGGCCGCGCTGCATCACTACCTGCTCAGCCTCGACCTGGGCGACTTCACGAATGGCAGCCACCCGCCGATGACCGATGCCAAGCGTGAGCTCATCGGCCTGAGTGTGGACAGTCCTGAGCGCTTCTTCGACCAGCTGCTCGGCAACGACATCCCCGGCCTCAAGCCGCGGCCAGCATTGAGTAAAGAGTGGTACGAGGCCTACAAGCTTTGGTGCTCGAAAGAGGGCATCAAGAATCCGGCTCCGTCGCACAAATTCATCAACGCGCTGGTACGAAAGCGGGACGTCACACATCCGGACCGGGCCCGCAAGCGGTATTTGCTTGCGACGGAGACGGAAGGCCCACACGGCTTCCTGCTGATCGGAAACTGCAAACCAAAGGACGGCCAGACGGAGACGGTGTTCCTCGGGGAGCAGGTAGTTCTCTTCCGTTCCCAACTCAACGACTACCGAGGGGCGCGCTCATGACCGGCGATGTGCGGGACGTGCGGGCCGATGTGCGGGCAAATGTGCGGGCTGAAACGCTTGCAGCAGTAGGCGTGTGCGGGACGTGCGGGCAGTACCTCTCATGCGGGCGTGCGCACGACGCAGGAAGCGTGTGTTTTGCATGTATCAAATCTGCACGGCCTCGCACGTATACGGTCCCGCACGTCCCGCACGTCCCGCACGTCGCTACTGCCGCAACGCTTTCGGGCTATTCGCTGCCCGCACGTCAGGCCGCACACACCGCACGTCCGCTCGCGCGCGTGTCCTTTCCTGCCTACGGCCTGTCGAAAGAAATGAAGAGGGAGGGATTGGCAGCATGAGTGCTGGAACCCTGGTTACTGGAAAAGAGCTCGCAGCGCACATTGGCTGCCGCCCTTCCTACATCGTCCAGCTCAAGCGGGAGGGTCGTGTCGTGCCGGCCGAGGGCGGCAAGGGCTACCTGCTGGAGCCCTCCCTTGCGCTCTACCGTGAGACGCGTAGCCCCGCCCACCTGGCAGTGGCCCAGCGGCACGCCGTGGCCCGTAGTGGTGCACAGGCGGCGCAGGATCAGCCCGATGACGTGGACGATGTTGGCGACGACCCCGCGGCAGAACCGCCTGCTGGCG